CCTTTCAAAAAAACACGCCCAGTTTCACGATTTGTTGCCAGAACCACTAAACATATGCCAAGTCGCCCACCATTCGCAACTTACGCACGCAAGACTCGCGCCGAGACTCAACGCGAGTACGCCGTCCGCCGCATGTCTGCGCCCGAGCTGGCGCAGGCTGCGCAGATTCGCAGCTCAGCCGGCTGGCAGTCGGTCCGCCGCCGCTTCCTGGCCGCGCATCCGGTCTGCGGCTGCTGCGGTCAACGGCTCGCCGATCAGGTCCATCATCTAGAGCCGGTCGAGCGCCGGCCGGATCTCGCGCTCGCGTGGGACAATCTCGCGCCGGTCTGCACCGGATGCCACGCGCGTTGCAACGGGCTTGAGCGCGCAGGCAAGCAGACCGCGCAACTCTTCGCCGGCTTCATCCGTCAGCCGCAATTCGGAGGGCTCGACTGATGGGCGCCAGGGGTCCCGTAGCCCGCGACAAGCAGACCGTCGCATTCCGCGTCGGCGTCGTCTGCCCGGATCGTCTCACCGGCGAAGCGCGCGAGGAGTTCGAGCGCGTCGTTCGCATCCTGACCGAGGGCGGCCAACCGCCGATGGAACCGGACGCCGACGCGATCGAGCGATACGCGCGCGCGGTCGTCAAGGAGCGCGAGTTGTTCGTTGCGCTCGAAAAGGAAGCCTGGGTCACCGCCGGCGACCGCGGCGGGATCAAGGTTCACCCGCTAATCACCGCGTGGCGCGCCTGCAACTCGGTCCTGTCCGAGACCGCGGCCGACTTCGGTTTCACGCCGGCCGCCCGCTCTCGCATTCCGAAGGCAGGCGCGACCGGAAAGAGCAGCAACCCATTCGCGGCACACATTCAATCATGAGCAAGCAGCTTTCACCTAAAGATAAAACCGAGTTCCATAAAAAGAACGGGACGAACAAATGCGGATATCTCGGTATCAAATACCGACTAGGCCGAGACAGGTATGAGGCGTGGATTTCTGTTCCATGGAAAAAGAACAAGGTTTTCTGTGGAAGCTCAAAGACCGCAGATGGCGCGGCAAGATGCTACGACCGAAAGGCGCGCGAGCTATTCAAGCAGGATGCCGTCGTCAACTTCAGCGAAGAATGACCGACTCCGCCACAGCCTACGCGCAATCCGTCCTCGCCGGCGAAGTGCCCGCGTGCAAGTGGGTCCGCCTCGCGTGCGAGCGCCACATGCGCGACCTCAAGTCCGGACTCTGGCGATGGGATGTCTCAGCGGCAGAGAAGGCCATCAGCTTCCTGCGGTTGCTTCGGCACTACAAGGGCGAGTACGCAGGCAAGCCGTTCGACCCGCTACCGTGGCAGTGCTTCGCGGTTGGCTCGCTGTTCGGCTGGCGGCGGCTGGACAACGGGCTGCGACGGTTCCGGTATTCGCTGATCCTGGTGCCGCGCAAGAACGGCAAGACGTTCCTCGGAGCCGGCGTCGGGCTCTGCCTGCTCTGTGGCGACGGCGAACCGGCGGCGGAGATCTACAGTGTCGCTACCAAGGAAGACCAAGCGCGCCTGCTCTGGAACGACGGCAAGCAGATGATCCGCTTTTCGCCCGGAGCCGGCGACGTATTCCGGCGCACCGTCTCCGAGATTCGCCACGAGGACAGCGCGTCGTTCTGGAAGCCGCTCGGCTCCGACTCTGAAACCCTCGACGGCCTCAACCCGCACGGCGTTCTTGCAGACGAGCTGCACGCGTGGAAGGATCGCCGCCTCTGGGACATCCTCGACAGCGCGCTAGGCGCACGTCGTCATCCGCTCGTGTTCTCGATTTCGACCGAGGGCGAGGTGCGCGACGGAATCTTCGATGAACAGGTGAAGCTCGCGCAGGCAGTGTTGCAGGATGAGGCGCTGGCGAACGGCGCCGGCGCAAACGTGTTCGCGCTGATCTTCACGATTGACGACGGCGACGATCCGATGGACGAGGCCGCGTGGTTCAAGGCGAATCCGAATCTCGGCTGCGGCAAGTCGCTCGAGTACATGCGCGACCAGGCCGCGAAGGCCAAGCTGTCGCCCGGAAAGATGCGCGACTTCCTCGTCAAGCAGCTCGACAAGCGCGCGGAGAAAATGGTGAGCGGCTGGCTGTCGTTGGCGAAGTGGGACGCGTGCGCGGGCGAAAAGCTGAAGGCTGAGGACGTTCTCCGCCGCCTCGCCGGCAAGTCCGTGTTCTGCGGCTTCGACGCGTCGCGCTCGCAGGACTTGGCGGCCGTTGCGCTGCTTTGGATCGAAGGCGACATCGCGCACGCGGCTTGGCTGTTCTTCACGCCGGACGAGACGCTGCGCGAGCGCGAGCTGCGCGACCGCGCGCCGTACGCGAAGTGGGTCGAGGATGGATGGATGATCGCGACGCCTGGCAACATCACCGACTACCGCGCGATCGTCGCTCGCGTCGTCGAGATCCTGAAGACCGCGAATGCCGAGGCGTTCTGGTACGACCCGAGCCACGGCCACGAGGCGGCGATGGAGATCCGCGACGCGCTCGGGATGATCGGCTCCGCGAAGATGGAAGGCGGCGGCGAGTGGCATCAGGTCGCGGCGCTGGCGCAGACCTTCGCGAACTTCTCGCGCCCGTACCGCGAGATCGAGAGGCGCGTCATCGGCGGCACGTTGCGCCACTACGGTAACCCCGTCGCGCGCTGGAACATTTCGAACGCCGTCCCGCATGTCGGGCCGAGCGAAAACATCATGCTCCACAAGGGCAAGAGCACCGGGCGCATCGATGGCGCCGTTGCTCTAGGCATGGCCTTCGCGGCGCAACTCACAATGCCGGACGTCGGGGCGACCGCCTCTGTTCCGGGAATGATATTCGACGACGACGAATGAACACAGAGAAACCAATGACGCCGAAGGAGATTTCCGGCGAGTTTCGCGAGCGGATGGGCATCACCGTCTCCGAGCAGTTTGTTCGCTATATGCTCAAGGCTGGCGTTCGACGCATGGGAAGGTACGCGCGTTTTTCCGACGTGGTTGCGTGGTGGGAGCAGAATCCCGACTTTTCGCCGCGCGGGAACGGGCGTCGCAGCGCATCGGAATCAATCGGCGTCGTGGATTAAGCACGTTAGCGCACGATTGCGCACGGAAAGTTTTGATGCCAAGCGGGCATCAAACGCCACGCTGTGATGCGTGGAGATTGCCGCCCGCATCAAAGAAGCCAGCCGCGCCCTCTTCGGAAAGCGTGAGGAACGCGCGTCGCTGAAGGACGGGCAGCACCTGATCGACCTTCTCGGCGTTTCTGCGAGCGGGACGAACGTCAACGAGAAGTCGGCGATGACGATGTCCGCGGTTTACGCGTGCGTCCGCATCCTCTCCGAGAACGTCGCCAGTCTGCCGTTGCGCGTCCGCCGCAAGACGGCGAAGGGAAGCGAGGACGCCGACGATCATCCGCTGAATCGGATCCTCAAGGAAGACCCGAACGACAGCGAGACGTCGTTCGAGTGGCTGGAGCGCATGCACGCCGCCCACGAGATGCGCGGCAACTGCTACGGGCTGGTGAAACGCAACGCGTACTTTGAGCCGGAAGGGATCGAGTACGTCGGCGCGAATGAGGTCGATGTCGTGCGAGTCGGCCGCGGCCGCGCCTACAAGCTCGGCGGCAAGCTCTGCCAGCCCGGCGAAATCCTGCACGTGCCGAGCATGTCGCTCGACGGGCTCACTGGTCTTTCCGTGCTCAAGCAGGCGAAGGAAGGTATCGGCGTTGCGCTCGCGGCGCAGGAGTTTGGCGCCCGCTTCTTCGGCAACAACGCTCGCCCTGGCGGCGTCGTCGAGTTTCCGGCCGGTACGACCGAAGAGCAGGCCCGCGCCTTCCTGAAGAAGTGGAAGGAGAAGCACGAGGGTCCGGCCGCTTACGGCAAAGTCGCCGGCCTCACTGGCGGCATCAAGTACCAGAACATCGGTATCAGCAACGAGGATGCCGAGTTTCTGGCGACGCGCCAGTTTCAGATCGAGGACATTGCCCGCTTCTACGGCGTGCCGCTCTTCCTGCTCCAGTCGACGGAGAAGTCCACGAGCTGGGGCAGCGGCATGGAGCAGATTCAGTTGGCGTTTCAGGTCTTCACGCTCCGCCCGCGGCTTGTCCGCTGGGAGCGGCGCCTCAACTCGACGCTACTCTCCGAACGCGATCGCGCGGCGGGCTACTACGTTTCGTTCAATCTCAACGCGATTCTCCGCGGTGCGTTTGCCGACCGGATGAATGGATATGTCGCTGGCCTCACAAACGGCATCTACTCGATCAACGACGTCCGCCGCCTCGAAGACCTGCCCGAACTGCCGGACAACGTCGGCGGGATCTATCGCGTCCCGCTCAACATCGGACCGGCCGGTACGCCGGCGAAGGAGGAAGTCACGCAATGAAGACCATCTGCACGCGCGCCCTGCATGGGCTTTCCGTTCGCGAAGCCGAGAAAGAGTCCGGCTTCATCGGCATTCTCGAAGGCCACGCTGCCGTCTTCGACAGTGACTCGCTCGCATTCGACGGATACGGCAAACCGTGGGTTGAGCGAATCCAGCGCGGCGCGTTCTCGCGCACACTCAAGGAGCAGCCGGACGTCAAGGCGCTCTGGTCGCACCGATCCGACGCAATCCTTGCGCGCTCGCCTGACACGCTCTCGCTCGCCGAAGACGACCGCGGACTGCGCGTCGAGATCAAGTTGATCGACACGCAGCAGAACCGCGACGTTCTCGCGAGCGTCCGCGCGAAGCTCGTTGACTCCATGTCGTTCGGGTTCTCGGCCCGCTCGGTTAAGTGGGAGGAAGGCAAGGAACGCGACGTTCGCACGCTGCTTGACGTCGACCTATTCGAAGTCTCGCCGGTCGTTTGGCCGGCCTATCCCGACACCGCAATTTCCGCGCGCTCTGCTGCGTCTTTCCGCAGCAATGACGGCACGGCCGAACTGAAGGCCATCGCCGAGGAGCGCGACAACCATTTCGCCACGGCTCGCAAGTCCAGTGAGGACGCGACCGGGGCAACCCTGACTGCGCTCCGCGGGCGCGCACTCGGGCTTATCTGACCCGCAGCCACAAAGAAGGATACCATGAACAAGCGTATCAAAGAGATGGAAGAGGCTCGTGGTGCGAAGCTGAAGGAAGCCCGCGCCATTATCGACAAGGGTATTGCTGAGAAGCGCGCCCTTTCCGCTGACGAGAACACCAAGGTCGACGCGCTCCAGAGCGAAGCCGAGCGATTCACCGAAACCATCAAGGCCGAGATGCGGCAGTTTGTCGCCGAGGCGCAGAAGGCCCCGCAGCTTTCCGAAGGCGAGAAGCGCGACATGGCCAGATTCGACATCGGCCGCATGCTGCGATCGATGCACGCCACCGCGAAGGGTGCGAGCTCGACGCTTGACGGCGTCGAGGCCGAGATGGTGCAGGAAGGCGAGCGCGAGGCCCGCAGCGCCGGCATCGAAAGCGCCGGCCTGTTCCTCCCCCGCTCGTTCGTGCGCCGCTGCCAGGAGCGCCGCGACCTCACCGCCACCGGGCAGACGAGCGTTGCGGGCGATCAGGGCGGCATGGTCATCGCGACCGAGAAGGCCGGTTTGCTCGACGACTTCTTCAACGCGTCCGTGATGCGCTCCGCTGGCGCCACGGTGCTTGAGGGTCTCGTCGGCAATCTCGACATCCCGCGCCTCGTGAGCGGAACCGCCCCCGTGAAGAAGACCGAGAACGCGTCGGCCGGCGAATACACGCCCACCACCGCGAAGCTCTCGCTCACCCCGAAGCGCCTGCCGGCCTTCATCGACATCTCCGAGCAGCTGCTGAAGCAGTCCCCGCAGGCGATCGAGGCCATCGTCCGCGCGCACATCACGAACCAGATGCTGGCCGTTCAGGAAGCCGCGTTCTTCCACGGCAGCGGAACCAGCGAGGCCAACGGCATCGCCGGCACTTCCGGCATCGGCTCCGTGGTTGGTGGCGCCAATGGCGCCGCCCCGACCTGGGCGCACATCGTCGGACTCGAGACCGCCGTCGACGCGAACAACGCCGTGTTCGGAAATCTGCACTACGTCTCGAACGGCCAGATCCGCGGCAAGCTCAAGCAGACCGCGAAGATCAGTTCGACGGATTCGCTCACCATCCTCGACGACCGAAATGGCGGGCTGCTCAACGGCTACTCGCCGCTCTGGACCAACGCCGTGAGCCGCACGCTGACTAAGGGCAGCTCGGGCGCCGTCGCCTCCGCGATCTTCTTCGGCAATTTCGCCGACTACTGGATCGGATATTGGGGCGGCATCTCGCTCGAGCTCATCCGCGACAGCGCGTCCGCGAAGACCGGCACCTACTGCCTCGTGGCTTCGACCTACTACGACGGCGGCGTCGTTCGTCCGAAGTCGTTCGCCGCGATGCTCGACGCCCTCGGCGCCTGAGTCGCACCCACGCCATGACGCGCACGCTACGGGATTTCGTCGGACTGCACCGCGGGGAAACCGCGTGGCTGTTCGGCAAGGGGCCAAGCCTGAATCACTTCGACTTCGGCTCGGCCGGCCCGTTGCGTTGCGCGGTCAACGAGTCTGTCCGCTACGTTCCCGCCGTCACGTACTGTTTTGCAAACGACGGCGTTCTTCCGTGGGTCGATCTCTACGACTCGGCCCACGTCCTTTTCCAGCCGGAGCGCACGCTCAGCGATGCCAGCATGCTAAACCCGAGCGCGTGGCCGTGCGAGTTAGTGAGCTTCGAAAACGTCGCCGACACGCGCCTTGCCGGGCGCTCGGTTGACGATCTCGTTTCGCGCGGCATCGCGATGCGCCATGGCACGATTGGATCGGCTATCCAAGTCCTCTATGTGATGGGAGTCGCGAAGATCGTGTGTGTCGGGATCGATGGCGTCGGCGGCCATGCAGAGCTTGATTTTCGCTCCGACCCGTCACCCGACTGCATCTACGCCGAAATACGCTCCCGCTTCATCTCCGCAGCGACGATGCTCGGGATCGAAATCGAGTTCGCCGGATGCGATCCCGAAATCCCGTGCGCGCCCGGTATGATGTCGGTGCTCATCACGCGCGGATGCATTGCCGGCGGGCGCTGCACGGTCGACGGAGACCTCGTGACGCTTGAGCGCACCGAGGCGCTCGCACTCATCGCCGCCGGGCAAGCTGAGCCAACCCGCAGATTTCCGGCGTTCCAGCCGGCCCTCGCCGCATGAGCGACCGACTCATCACCGCCCCGTCGACCGAGCCTGTCACGGTTGCCGAGATCAAGGCACACCTCCGCGTTACCAACAGCGCGGACGACACCTACCTCGGCACACTGCTGGCGGCGGCGCGCGAATACGCCGAGCAGCAGACCGGGCGGGCGCTCGCTGATCAGACTCGCGAATACACGGCCGACGCATTCCCGAGCAATGGAGTTCTCCGCCTCGGTCTTTCGCCTGTCGTCTCGATTTCGTCGGTCAAGTACCTGGACGAGCTCGGCGCCGAGCAAACGCTTTCGACCGACGTTTACACTGTCGACACGCAAAGCGAACCCGGCGCGCTGGTGCTCAATGTCGGGCAAGACTGGCCTGGCACTGCCGGCCTGCCTGCGTCGGTGCGTGTTCGTTACGTCTGTGGCGCCACACCTCGGCCGCTGCTCAAGCAGGCTATCCTCTTCATCGCCGCGCACTGGTACGAGCAACGCCTTCCCGTGAACGTCGGCAACATCGTGAACGAGATCCCGCAATCGCTAGCAGCGATCCTGTGCGCTAACCGCGTATTCAACACCTAAAGAACTATCGCTATGGCTACAACTGGCACATTCCTGAAACCGATTTTCATCGCTGGCACCTCGTATCCGGTTGGCGCCGCGACGATCGACGACGCGCTCGTTTCACAGCTGCCGCGGGACACGTTTATTCCGACGACCAACCCCGACCCGAAGAACGACAGTCGCACGGTCGACGAAAAGATCGCGGACGCACTCGAGAACTTTGATGGCGACCTGACGGCCCTCGCCGGGCTGAGCACGACCGGTCTCGTTGCTCGCACTGGCGCTGGAACCGCCGCCACCCGGACCATCACCGGCACGGCCAACCAAATCACGGTTACCAACGGCGATGGCGTCTCGGGGAATCCG